CTTGGACAGGTTTATCTGAAACAACGGCTTCAATCACTGTTGTAAAAGGTGATTATTCAGTGGTTGTAAAAGATGCTAATGGTTGTACAGCTAATGCAACTGTAACAGTTGGTGAGAAAACAAATTCAATCAAAGATTTAGCGATTACTAGCTTAGCTATTTTCCCTAATCCAGTTGCAAATGAATTAAACGTTAAATTTAACGCTAACTCTGATGCTACAATTGAATTAGTAAATGTTGCTGGTCAAGTTATTGCAACTAAAAATGCAGTATCTAATGAAGGATATTTAAATTTTTTAGGTGATTTTACGCCAGTATTGTTCTCATCCTTCTTTGAGAAACTTAAACTGTCGATTAATGAAAACATATGATCAAAAACCATTATGCATAGAGCGATGTGGCCACATTTAATGTGTACTGAGGTAATGAAGTCAAGAATCCAAAGGTAAAATCTTTTGCAACTGAACGGAAAAATCGGACGTTTTGTGAAGCATAAGGTCTGATCAGCAAATGTTTGCTATTCGAACCATTGTTGAAACCATCCGTGCTTGAAGTTCGGTTGATGTTAAAAGGCTGAATATATGGTATACAAATTTGTGCCAAACATTCTTCAGTGTAAATAGGCACAACACGGGATCCTGAACTTGCCGAATTCGTAGCGGCAATTGTCTGGATTCCATTTGGATTGCCCAATGAAACACCTGAATAATTATTTCTTGAATTTAAAAGAGTTGCCTCACCAAATGGTGCATTATCAAGGGTTCCTCTTTTGCCCAATGAAATAATCATTCCTCCCTTGAAAAATCCATATGCAGAAGATAAATAATCAATATGATCGTTATATTGTCCCCGATCTGCGGCAATTTGTGCCAAGGTCGTACGAAAAATAAAAGGATCAATCAAAAATGCTTGTGCTGCAGCTGATGTAAAAGAATTGGAAAAAACTGTTGCAGCAGTTGCCAACTGTCTGAGATTTGTGATTTGCTCTCCTAATGATTGTGCAATTGTGGAAGTTGAATGGGGACAACGTTCAATTGTTGTTGAAGATTCTCCTCTTTCGATAATTTGTGATTTTGTTTTACTTGCATTTTGAGCAAGACTCTCACCCTCAACACCTTTCATTTGAGTTTGTGGGAGCAAATATAACCAAGTTTCTGCTTCTGAAAGAATAACATCTGAAGCGTGGAAGTCAATGTATAAGAATACAGTCGGTGAAACTTGTGCTGATGCAATCAATGGTACTTCAACAATAACATAGAACATTCCATAAGAACATTCATGTGTGAATTGATTTGCTGACAAGTTTGCTGAACTAGCAACTCCAGCGGCATTTCTTGGCGAAGGGACATTCTTCATATTTGTGGTCGTCATGGGTTCTACAACATGTTCACCCATCATTTTATCTGCACCAAATTTGTGAATTTGTCCTTTGACAACATTGACATCATCTGTGGTCATAACCTGACCAGCCGTATATTTACCTGTATCTTCTGGTACAAAAATTGTTCGAAGTTGGTATGAATGAAGCTGATTATGAGTGCCACAAATCTTAAAATTAAGTTTGGCGGACCATTGTTGTGCCATTGAAGCGGCAAACATCTGATGCGAAATCGTCATTGTTGTTACTGGAGGTGTGCCTGCTACCGACGCTGAAAAATCAGTGATGGTACAGGGACGTGCATACAAAACTGTGTGCACTTGATCTGCAACGGCCAAAGGGAAAACTCCAATAATGTTTTCACTATTCATGATCTTTTCGACTTCCATTTCGTCTATCCCAGAGCCAAATTGTCCATCCGAAACTTCCACTTCCTGATTTTTCGCAACAGTCAAATTATGCATTGGAACTGTGCCTTGATCATTTAGGAAACGTGTTCCTGGATGATACTTGATAGCTGTGATCGGAGCATCAGATGGATTATGTTTTGGCGTAGAGGACATGACTTTCTGCATCATATTTCTCAACGAATTCATCTGCATTTTCGGATAAATCGGAGAAACTTTAATCGTCGGTTTCTCA